AGGATGCTCCATCTCCATGAGCTATTGTAGGATAACCTACATGATATACAATTGCTGTTTGATTTGCTGTAGGTGTTGGTATAACATTTAGTATTGCAGCATCTCCAGAGCTTAAAATCCAATATACAGGGTCTGTTTCGCTTGCTTTATAAATACTATTATCATCATTTGACAACTCTCCATACATTGATGATACTTCTCTACATGGAATCCTGCTTCCTCCAGTATCAGCAGAAAGTCTATTTACGTACAAAATTTCTCCCACTCCATCCATATCCATGGTTGTAGCAGAATTATTTAATGTGGTTTCTGTAGTGCATTTTTTCTTTAAATCTCTGGGCATCATGTTGATTATTTCACGAGCACCAGAAGTCAACCAATCACTTAACGCATCATTGTCTGTAGTGCTAAATCCTGTTAACGCATCAACTTGATTAGAAAATGTTTCCACTAGCCATTTCTCCTGTCAGCTATATCTTGAGCCATTGTCTTTGATGAAAACTCTATCTTGGTTTGACTACTCCAAGTAGTTCTCATATTGACATGGTCTTTTGTATTATTTAATCTAACAGGAGCGTGCTCAACTTCAACAACTTTTCCTTTATTATTATCGTATACGAATATTGCCATTACTTCTTTTTCTTTCCGTATACCATTCCGCCACCGCCCATTTTTTTCTTACCATGGACTTTACCACCATGAGGCATCTTCTTTTTACCATAATGTATTTTTCCACCGCCCATCATTTTATCCATTTCTACTTTGCCACCTTTCTTGTAAGACATTCCGCCTTGCATCATTGGTGACATCATTGGACTGTGAACCATTCCACCATGTAAATATTCTTTAATCATTCCGCCCATTTCCATTTTATCTAACTCAACCTTTCCGCCAGATTGCATGGAATATTGCTTTGCTTGAGCCATTCCTTCTTTTGTGCTAGGAAATTTCATTCCCCCTGCGTTTCTATTTTTCTTTACGTTTGGCATTTTTTCCTCCTCTTTGTCGTGCATCCTGCACTGGTAATTTACCAAATTTGTTAATATATTCCAAAGCAGCCTCCGTCTGTGGATTGACTGAACTTTTTCTGATTACATATTCTCCACCTTCAACCTCAATAGGCACTCCTCCTTGAGCATGTGAAGGTCCACTAATGTAACCACCTTGTTGTTTTTTTGTATGAGTATAACCTTGTTTACCATATGCTATATGTTTTTCATAGGTATCAGCTTTTACAGCTTTGCCATTTTTATACATCATATGCGGTTTAAAATTTTTCTTAGCCATTATGCAGTTTGAGCTACAACTAATGTTAAAACTCTGTCGCCATTAAGAGCACAGGTAGTTACCTGCAAGTGCTTGTCTCCCCCTAACGTAATTCCATCTATGTAGGCTTTTACATCTGCAGCTTGACCTGCAGTACCTGGATTAGCATCATGAATAAAAGTTTTAGTAGATACTGTCATATTTTCTCCAATTTAAATGTTATAAAATTTTTAGTAGATTTGGAGTGAGCCCTTTATACGACCCACTCCATAGTTCTACAAGACTATTAAACCTTATTGTTTTGGTTTATGTGGCAGTTATGCCTCCATCAGCTTTTGTTTGTCCTGATACGTAGTAATTACTACCATCACACCAAATGTCAATAAAGTCACCCTTGATAGCAGAGCCATCAACAAAAGTAACTGTTGAACATCCAGTATTAGACACTCCATCATCGTTAGTATCAACTTCTAATTCGTTAATACCATTGACAATAATAACATTAGCGTCAGAACCTTCACCTTCTATAACAGTGTATGAAGCTCCAGATGGAGCTGCTTTTACTACAACTTTGCAGTACCATCCTGCACCTGCATCTGCAACTGCTGGTAAAGTTGTTGCAAACTCTGTATCAGAGTTCAATAAAAATATTGAACCTGAGTCTGTTTCTGCTAATGTAGAAGCCGCACTTAACTCTTTCACTTTAAGTTTATGAGAACCTGTAAAGTTACTATTTTCATTTAATATATCACTTCTCATATTATGCATCCTCCAAGTGTAGTAGTGCATGAGTTTCAGGAAGAGATACTTCAAGACCAGCTTCAGTTAAGATTAGGTCTTTTCTTAAATCTTCATCCGCTTGCTGCACATTTGTTGTAATTGATGTGTCTCGGTTGTAACCATTTCCAACTAGTGGTCTGTAAGCTACATGGTCTAAGTCAACTAAACACAAATATCCAGAATAATTTGCTCTGAATAATGGCTCTTTAACTAATGTTAAGTCACCATGAATTGTGTCTACTTTAAGAACTTTATGACCAAAAGCACCTTCAGCTTTGTCGAAATTGTATCTATTTGCTAACCTAGCTCCGTTATTTGCACTTCCCATTGAAGCATCAACAAATCCACCATCACCTAGCTTATTGAAGTGTGACATTACAGGCAATGAAGCCAATGCTAACTTAGAGCTTGCTCCACCTCTTGCAGGGTCAAAAATTACTTCAAAATCACCAAGCAAAGCATCATATGTCATTTCAGACTTTTGAAACGATTTTAAATATGATTTCTTTTCATTGTATGATAATTGGCTACCGTCATTTACTATGTTTGCTGTACCGCTTTTAATAATGCTGCCAGCAATACCATCACTGTACTGAACACCACCTTGAGAACCTTTCATACCAAAAAGCATTGCTCTTTCAATATCAATTTTGTGCTCTCTTAGCTTTAAGTTCCAGATTCTTGCCCATTCATCAGCATATCCACGATAAATTGTAGCAAGAGCAGTATTACTCATTTCACAAGCTGTTTTGAAGATTTGAGTATATCCAAAATCATCATCTAGCTTTTGCGAAAATACGTCTGGTGCTCCTGAACCTTCACCAAATCCAGTACCAATTACTGTTACTTTTGAATCATCCTCAACTGCAGTAGTGTTACTGTTTCCAGCAGAAGCCTGTATGGTTTTTACTGTTATTGTTGAACTTGAGGCACCATGAGATACAGACTCTATTCGTGCAGTAGCTTGAACAAGTGCATGTGCATCAGTTGCATCACCTGCTCCTGTTGCATCTAAATTGCTATCTGTTTGAAAACTTAAAACCATTCCTTTGATTAAGTAATCAACAGATGCTCCGCCTGCAGTGTCTACCACTATTGAAGTTGTTCCTCCTTGAGCAGCAATTGTTGCAGCCGAAGCCATTTGAAAACTTCTATCAGTCATTGCAATTTGTGTTCTATCTTCCAAAAATCTGAATTGCGAATCAGATGTTGGGACCTTTGCGACCTGTGATAAATATACAAAAAATGGAGATTCTTCTGGTGACAGTTCTGCGACCCTGTCGCTGAAATCGTACAGTCGTCTGTTGTTCATGGTTACATTAGAACCAAAATCTTGAACTGAACTACCAGGAGTTATTCCACTTACTGCATTTACAGGCCCTTGATTATAATTAGGCATTGTTTTTCTCCTTAGTTATTTTATTTATAATACACTCTTTCGGCTTCCAGAAGCAGCAATTGCATCCCACATTCCATCTTTCTCTGATTTGACTTGAGGCTGTTCACCTTGAAGTATTCCTCCAGGTGTTGGTGTAGCCTGTGTTTGTCTCACATTGTCAAGTGGATTAGGATTTGGATTTACTGTTCCTTGGCCATCGTTCATCACAGCACGCCACATTTTGATTGCACCTTCAACGCCATACTCTCCAGGATTCTTAGCAGCAAAGTTCATGAATGAATCAACTTCTTGTGGAGTCAAACCTTGCTGTGCTAAATTAGCTTTCAACTGTTGTACTCCTTGTTGCTTCACAACTCCTGCCATCCTTTCTTGTACTGCGGTACTAATGCTATCCTGCAGTTCTTGCTGTCTGAACTTATACGATTTAGATTTCGGGTCATTATAGGCTTCCCATGGGTCAAACTCATCTTTCTCTAATTCAATACGTTGCGGTCCTACGGGTTGACCTGAACCACCTTGAACCATTGCAGTTATTGTATTTGCAATATCTGGTCGTTGTTGTAACAGATTCCCAATTGCTTCATATTTTTTAAGATTTTGATTTTCACTTGCAAGTTTATCCTTTTCTGACTGGAAGTATTTAGCTTGTTCTTCCCAGTTAGCATTAGAACTCTCGCCAGTTGCTTGCCCTTCATCTTGCCCTACATTATCAACGGGTTGACCTTCCTGTGGAAGATTCTCGTTTTCATATGCGTCTGTCATTACTTCTTCTCCTTTTGCGATTTCTCTTGTCGTAATTGAGCTTGACTACCTAATCGTAATTTCTCTGACTCGAGTTTGACCGCATCTTTTAGTCTACCAATGGAGAGCTTATCTTCAGCTTTTCTAGCTGAAGAATCTTTACTTAGCTCTGCTTTGAATTTTTCTACTTCAGTACGCTTACGTGCCTGTATTGATTCTCTATGTGCAGTTTGTAAGTCGCCTGATACTTTCTTAATTTGTTGCTGTGCACCAGCCAATGCTTGTTGCAATTGTTGTATTTGGTCTGCTCTTGACAATACACCCTCCTTGTCGAATATATCTGTTTTCTTGAGAGCTTCAACTTTATCAATAAGCCCTGACTGATATGCTTGCATATATATTTCCCACTCAGCCCATTTGTTTGATGGCATAGTAGAATTACCAATAACACGTATATCAAACTGTCCTACCGATACATCATTTTCAATAGTCATTAGTTCTTTTGTTTTATCATCATACATACGTTTGTTTATTGTGTATTCATTTATGTCATTGTTAGGCTGTGCAATTCTAAATGTTTTTTGAAAATCGTAATGTGATTTAGATAGATTATATACCACTCTACCAATACGTTTCAAAGAACCTTCAATATCTCTTAATTTTGATTTAGACCGTCTTTGTCCAAAATCCTCCATCATCATAGTTGCTGAAGATGTTCTAGGTGCAACTTCTGCATTGCCCTGCATCATTTCAAAAATACCCATATTTAAATCAATATACTTTTCAATCAATCCAGGCAACTGCATGATTGAAGACGATAATGGTTGCGGTGATGGAAAATGTGGTTCCCCAAAAGAAGCATCATATTCGAGGGTGGCATTCGGGTTTGCCCAATCTCTTTCTAGTTCTTCAATATCTTGAACACTTCCCTGAGGTATAAGAAGCTTTAATCCTGAGCTAGCTTGTGCGTGAGATGTAATTAAAGATACTACTTTGTTGAGGAACCTTTGAAAATCTTTGTTCTTTCTAACATCACTCATTGGATATGGAGTGTTGGTCCATATGTTCGGTACTGGTACAACTGGATATATATCTGTATCTAATACTAAATCAGATAATACAATCTGTCCTAATACAAGCACCTGTCTAATTCTTGTTTGCTGCACTTCAACAAAGTCAATAAAGCCTTTGTCTATTGCATTAATAATATCT